TTGGACAACAACGTATTGACGTCCATCCTGATCAGGTAATATTCACAAATTCTGACGTTGCTCTGATTCAATTATATGCAACAAATGTTCAGGATATTCGCGATTTGTTCCTTGACCAGCCCTACTATCCATGGGCGACACTCGGTTTGAACACACTTTCTGTTAAGTATACACCGAAGACAGAAGGTGAAGAAGGAGTTCAGTTTTTCCGAGGTCGTGCAACTCCTCGTGAGTATGAAGATAGTCAGTATGGAGACATCAAAGGGTATCAGTACAGGTGGAATGGCGAATCGAATCAAGATGGCATACCAATCATTGGCAAGAGTGGTCGCGCTTCTAGGAGTGGTGATTGCGGTACTCCTTTGGTTGCGGCGTCTGGAACTCCCTGTATTTATGGGATGCATTTTGCTGGTTTCGACGAGAATGATGGTCATTTTGGTGCAGCTGTTCCTGTTACACGACCTATGTTGAAGACAATGATCGAGCAACTTGAGAAGAATCCGTTGTACACCCCGATGGCATCTGAATCAGAGACACTTGCTGCTCCAGCATTTGGCGTTGTTCCAAAGCCGACTACTGTGATCCATGAAAAGAACCCGACGAACTATGTTTCGGGTGCTTGCCAAGTTTTATGTGGTCTTGATCAGTCACCTACTATTCCTAAAGATATTTATAAGGAGTCCCGTATTAAGGACAAGGTGATTGAATTCTTTGGCAATCTTGATCTCGTTCCCACACCGCTTCGTCCTCGATGGGATGCATTGTCAGCAATCCTCCAGAAGTTTGCTACTCCTTGGGCTGGTTTCGATATGAAAATCGTTGTGAAAGTCCAGGAGTACTGCTTCTCGAGGGTGATGGATAACATCCCTGCCGATCTACTTGCTGAGGTCCGCCCTCTTGACACTGTTGAAGTCATTAATGGAATCAATGGTGTGGCAGGAATCAATAAAATGCCTTTTGACACATCCATGGGTTGGCCTGTTAACAGACCAAAGAAGGAGTTTTTATCCCCATGGGTTGGAGATGCAGAAGGTATTTCGGATCCCAAGAATATCGATGGACTTGAGGAAGAGTTTGACAAGTTGTATGCGTGGTGGAAAGAAGGGAAGTGTGCCCATCCTGTGTTCGCAGCTCGCCATAAAGCCGATGAAGTTCGGCCTAAAGGCAAGAAAGCACGAATTGTGATGGCGGCACCTGTTGCACTTGGTTTTGCAATTAGGAAGTATTTCCTTGCACCTTCGCGCATTATACAAGCGATGTGGAAGATCACTGGTTGTGCTCTCGCCCGTAATTGTTATGGGCAGGATTGGACTGAGATGGGCAACCACCTGTCTGGGTTCGGAGAGGATAATTGGATTGCTTCAGACTACTCCGCATTTGACTCGCGCCAATCGAACATTTTCCTATCTATGGCCTGGAAACTTCTTATCACGATTGCGATCGCGTCTGGAAATTTTACTTCTACGATGATCACAGTAATGTGGGCAATAGTGACTGATGTCATTCACCCCGTCGTCGATGTTGACAGTGCCTTGTGTCGGTTGTTTTCTGGAAACATGTCAGGACAAAACCTTACTACAATTATAAATTGTTTGGTCAATTGGTTCATGCTTTGCTATGCTTGTTTTGTCATTTTGGGTCTAGATGTGCTCCCCCACGAAGTTTTCCGGTTCTTCGTGATGGGGGATGATGCAGTTTTATCTGTAAATCCGGATTATCCTGAGTTTTGTCATAAAAACATCAAGAAGGTCTTTGCTGAGGTTGGTTGTAAGTATACCTTGGATCAGAAAGACAATGAGTCTGATGTGTCTTATGTTTCATTTGCTGAGGCGAGTTTTTGCAAACGAGGGTTTCGTAAATACAAAGGAAAGTGGGTGGCTCCTCTGGAAAGAGATGCCATCATCAAGTCCCTGTACTTTACATCGGATCCCCAACGCGAGGACGAGCTTCTGGAGTTGAACATGGAGAATTCAATGTTTGAATGGTTCCTTCATGGAGAGGAAGCCTTTGACAAAGCTGCGGATGCGTACGCCAAGATATGTGAAGCCTCAAATCTTGACGTCAAACTTCCGACCTTTGCTCAGTG